GGCGGACTCATTCGGGGAAGCGTTGACGATTTTTTTTAGACCCGAGGCACACCATGGCAAGCCGTACCGGACCCCCACCGAAACCCACCGCGCTGCGGCTCATCGAAGGCGGCGGCCGCATGCGGGGTCGCTTCGCCGCGCGTGCCAAACGAGAACCGAAACCCACCCTCGGCCTGCGCGACCCACCAAAGTCGTTCACAGCCGAACACCTTGCGATCTGGAACCGTCTCATCGAGGACACGCCCGATGGCCTGCTGACGCGGGTCGATCAGGACCTGTTCACGAACTACTGCGTCTCGCTCGCCATCCGCGACCACGCGATCGAAAAGCTCGTCGCCACCGGCGGCCAGATTCTCGTCAAGGCGATGAACGGCGACGCGAACCGCTTCATCGTCAACCCGTACGTCAAGGAGTTCCGCCGCATCTGCGAAACGATCCGCGTGATGCAGCAGGAGCTGGGCTACACCCCGGCCTCGCGCACGCGGATTGCCGTCGCTGCAGGCAACGAAGACGACCCGCTCGATCGCTTCCTGAACCCCCCGCCGCGTAAGGGTCCCGCGAAGTGACCTCATGCCGCGTAAGCAATCCCTCGCCCCACGCGATCCCGTCAGCACCTATGCCCGCAACGTGCTCGCCGGCCGCATCGTCGCCGGCCCGCACGTGCGCGCTGCCTGCTCCCGCCACGTCGACGACCTCGCGCACGCCGCCGAACGCGGCTTCGTCTTCGACCCGCAGCGCGCCCGACTCGCGCTCGACTTTTTTCCCGAGGTCCTGTGCCTGAACTCCGGTGAGTTCGAGGGCCTGCCCTTCGAGCTGGCCGCGTGGGAGACCTTCATCGTCGGATCGATCTTCGGCTGGGTCGACCCCGCCGGCCGCCGCCGCTACCGGGTCGCCTATGTCGAGACGGGCAAGGGCAGCGGCAAGAGCCCGCTCGCGGCCGGCATTGGTCTCTACATGCTGGTCGCGGACGGCGAAGCGCGTGCCGAGGTCTACGCCGCTGCCTCGAAGAAGGATCAGGCGATGATCCTGTTCCGCGACGCGGTCGCCATGGTCAACATGAGCCCGTCCCTGCACCGCCGCGTACACCAGACCGGCGGCGCGCAGGTCTGGAACCTGTCCTTCGGCGCGAGCTTCTTTCGCCCGATCGCGAGCGACGAAGGCCAGTCGGGTCCGCGCCCCCACTGCGGCCTCATCGACGAGGTGCACGAGCACCGCGACGACAACGTCATCGAAATGATGCGCGCCGGCTTCAAGCACCGCCGCTCCCCGCTGCTGTTCCTCATCACGAACGCCGGCGTCGACCGCGAGTCGGTCTGCTGGCGGTACCACGACAAGGCGACGAAGGTCGCGGCCCGGCAGCTCGAAGACGACCGGTTTTTCTCCTACGTCTGCGCGGTCGACGCCGACGAGGACCCGCTCTACGACGAGCGCTGCTGGCCGAAGACCAACCCGAACCTCGGCGTCAGCATCCAGCCCGACTACCTGCGCGATCAGGTGCGCGAAGCGCGCCAGATGCCGAGCAAAGAGTCGACCGTTCGCCGGCTGCACTTCTGCCAGTGGGTCGACGCCGTGAGTCCGTGGATCAGCGGCGAAGCGTGGCGCGCCTGCGAGGTCGAGGTGCCGGTGCCGATCGAAGTGCAGTTCATGAAGCGCGCCGTGACGCTCGCAATCGACCTGTCGCTCACGACCGACCTGACCGCGCTCGCGCTCGTTTTCGACAACGACGACGGTGAGATGGAGGCAGCGGTCGAGTTCTGGACGCCGGCGGACACGATGCGCGCGCGCGGCGAGCGCGACGGCGTCGACTACGCGCTCTGGGCCTCGCAGGGCTGGCTGCACGCCGTGCCCGGAAAGACCCTCGACTACGAGCCGATTGCACTTCGTATCCTGGAGCTGAGCGAGGTTTTTGAGATTCGCCGTCTCGTCTTCGACCGCTACCGCATGCCGTACCTCCGCACCGAACTCGAAGCGCAGCACGTCGATATCGAACTCGTCGAGCACCCGCAAAGCTACGTGAAGCCGGCGCGCTCGGTGCTGTGGATGCCGCAGTCGATCAACGAACTCGAAGCCGCGATCCTGCACGGCACCTTGCACATCCGCCGCAACCCGATCCTGACCTGGGCCGCCGCGAGCGCGGTCGTAGAGGTCGATCCGCACCAGTCGCGCATCTTCTCCAAACGCAAGTCCACCGGCCGCATCGACGGGGTGGTCGCGCTCGCGATGGCGGTCGGCGCGGCGCGCGCGCCGGGGCTCGATGTCGACATCGCCGCGATGGTGGCCTGAGGTTTTTCGTTTGCCGACGTTCGTTGGCCAACGGTTCGTCGCTTGACTTCTAGCGTTCCGCAAAATCCGGGTCTACACTTCGCGACCATGACGGCAGCCGCCCCCAGCAGCCTCCGGTCTCGTCCCATGCGGCGAGCGACGGTGCCCGCGTCCGCGCGGATGGCCCTGGCCCCGTGACCAGCAGCAGCACCAACCGCAGCCGCCCTCCGCAAGCCGAACGCTCCGCGCTCCCCGCGCCGAGCCCGTGCCCGTCTCCACAACCTCCGGTCTCGCCCACGCGAGCGACGGTGCCCGCCTCCGCGCGGATGGAGCACTGTCGCGATGGGCCACGCTCATGACCTCCCGGAGATCGTCTACAAGGTCTGCGACACCGACTGCGGTCTGATCGTCAAGGCGGCGCGTGCCGCCGATGAGCCGCTGACGTTCGTGATTTCGAGCGAGTCGGTCGACCTCGCGGGCGACGTCGTCGTGCAGGACGGGATGAAGCCCGCCCGCGTGCCGATCCCCGCGCAGACCGACCACGCCGGGAAGGTGGAGAAGCAGATCGGGACGTGGCGCAACTTCGTGCGCAAGGGCCGGCAAACGCTGGCCGACCTCTACCTGCTGCCGCCCGGCATCAGTCCGCAAGCCGACCTCGTGCGCGCGCTCGCCGACGCGGGGCTGCGGCTCGCGGCCTCGATCGGCTTCGCGCCGAACTGGGCCAAGACCGAAGAGATCACGGACAAGGACAAGCACATCACGGGCTTCAAGTTCCTCGAAACGAGGCTGCTGGAGGTCTCGGTCGTCGTGGTCCCTGCCCAGCCCGAAGCCCTGCAAGTGCGTTCGTTGCTTCGAAACGAACGCGACCGCGCGACGCTCGATCAGATGATCGCAGAGCGGCGTCGCGGACTCGTCTCCCCCTCAGTCACCGCAGGCCGTACCCAGCCGGGTCGGCCGACCCCCGCGCTGCTGCAGCGCTCGGGGCTCGCCCGAACGGAGTCACCCACCATGAAGCTCTCCGAGAAAATCGTCGCCACGCAGGCGGAACTGAACACCCTGCGCGACGAGCAGAAGGTCACGACCGACAAGCTCTGCGAGGAAGGCACCGACGAGGAACGCGCCGCGCTGGAGGAACAGGCCAAGACGCTCGCCGATCAGATCATTCTCAAGGCGCAGTCGCTCGACACGCTCAAGGCGGCCGAGGACTCGCTCAAGCCCCGTGAGACCTCGCTGATCGTGCGCGGCGCGCAGCAGGCGGCGGCCGGCGGCGGCAGCTCCGGCGGCGAAGGGCTCGGCCCGCGCAGCCTCGCCCGCGTGCGCGCGCACCGCGACGAGGACGTCGACGGGATGCACGTGATTCGCGCCGCCGGCGTCGTGATGGAGGCGTTCATCAAGCGCGTGCCGGTGTCGATGATCCTGGAGGAACGCTACCCAGGGCGCGAAATCATCGAGCTGGTGACGAAGGCAGCGCAGAACCCCGCGATGACCAACGTCCCCGGCTGGGCCCAGGAGCTGGTCCGCGAAAACTTCGGCGCGTTCATGGACCTCCTGCAACCCGAATCGATCGTGCCGCGCATTCCGATGCAGAAGTTTTCGTTCGACGGCTACGGCAAGATCACGATCCCGCGCCGCGCGAGTCGCACCCCGAGCCTCGCGGCCGCGTTCCGTGCCGAAGGTGCGCCGATCCGCGTCGGCCGCATCGCCCTCACGAGCGCGTACCTGACGCCGAAGTCGATGGCCGTCATCGCCGAGTTCACCCAGGAGATGTTCGACCGCTCGACGCCGAACATCGAGCAGGTCTGCCGCGACGCGATGCTCGGCGACACCGCCGTCGCGCTCGACATGGCGTTCCTCGGCGCGACCGCCGGCACGCCGACGAACCCGGCCGGCCTGCAGACCTACGCGACCGGCACCAACACGGCCGCGAGCACCGGCAACACGGTCGCGCAGATCACGGCCGACCTGCGCGCGCGCGTCTCGGTGATGACCAGCAAGGGTTTCGGCCGCCGCCCGGTCTGGGTCATGAGCCCCGACCGCTTGGTCGGCCTGCAGCTCGCGACGACTGCCGCCGGCACGCCCGCTTTCGCGAGCGCGGCCAACGGCATCCTGCTCGGGTTCCCGGTCTACACCTCGCTCACGGTGCCGTCGACGATCGTCTACCTGATCGACGCGGCCGAGGTCGCTTTCGCGGGCGGCACGCCGGTCTTCAAGGCATCCGACCAAGCCACGGTGCACGAAGAAGACACGACCCCGCTGCCGATCGGCAGCACCGGCGCGCCGGCGGTCGTCGCCGCACCGGTGCGCAGCTTCTTCCAGACCAACACGCTCGGCCTGCGCGCCGTGTGGGAAGTGGACTGGAACGTGCTGTCGGCCGACGGCCCCGTGCAGACCATCACCGCCGTCGCGTGGTAACGCGGACCTCCGACGAGGCGACAGCCACTGCTTGATCGAGAGCGGAAAGCAGTTGCCGCCTCTTCTCCGTGCCCCGGCCTGAACCGCCGGGGCTTTTTTCCAAGGAGCACGCACGATGGACGTCGACATTGCGCCGCGCGAGGGCGAGTCGCCCTGGGGACCGGACGACCACCCGGTGCTGATTTGGGCGTACAAGCCGCTCGACGAACTGTTCGGCCTGACCGGGCAGGTGCGCGTTCCGGAAAGCATCGCGCGCCCGCTGATCGACGCGGGCGAGGTGCAGGAGTGGTCGAAGACGGACGGCCAGGACCTGAAATGGATCGAGGCCGCCGCGCCGCCGCCCGCGCCCGCGCCGGCACCCGAACCCGCTCCCGCACCCGAACCCGCGCCGGCACCTGCGCCGACCCCGGCACCCACGCCACCGGCCCCGACCCCCGCGCCGACGCCGCCCGCACCGGCACCCACACCGCCCGCGCCGACGCCTGCTCCTGAGCCCGCGCCTGCGCCCGAACCTGCACCGGCACCGACGCCGACTCCTGCGCCGCCGGCGCGTCGTCAGGCACCGGCATGAACGCGGACGCGATGACGATCGTGTGGGCGTTCCAACCGCTCGACGAGCTGGAGGGAAAGACCGAGTTCGTCGAATGCGACGAGGCCCTGGCCCGCCGGCTCATCGACGCGGACTTGGTCGACGATCCGCGCGTTGGCGCGCACCACCTGCGCTACGTGCAGGCTGACGCGCGCAAGCCGACGCGGGAGACCCCGCCCGCCGAGCCCGAGCCGCCCGCGCAGACTTACGCCACGCGCGAGCTGCGCGCCGCCCCGCAGCGGCCGCAGCCGCCCGCGCCGCTCGCGCCGCAGGTCAAGCGCAAGCCGGGTCGGCCTCGTAAGGTGCGCTGATCGTGGCGACCCTCGGCGCACTCGTCATGCGCGCCGCGCAGGCGGTGCGTAAAGGTCTCGGCTTCGGGCCCGAGGGCAGCTACCGGGGGCCCGCGACCGGGGTTGGTGAGTTCGGCGGCTGGTATTCGATCCCCTTCGGCAACGGCTGGGAGCGGGGCCTGGAGATCGTCGGCCACGAGGCGCGGGACATTCCGGCGGCGTACGCCTCGGTGATGGCGAACGCGCGCGCGGTGTCGCAGTGCTACGCGAGCCACAAGCGCATCAACGCCGAGACCGGCAAGCACGAGATCGTGACCACCTCGCCGGCAGCGCGAATCCTGCGCGACCCGAACGACTATGAGACGTGGCCGCAGTTCATCCTGTCGATGATTGCGGCGATGCAGTTCGACGGCGAGGCGTTCGCCGTTGCGCTGCGCGACGACCGGGGGGCGATCGTGTCCCTGCACCGCTTGATGCGGCGCGGCGCGAGCCCCTACGTCGACCCGTCCGAGAAGGCGATTTTCTACACCATCGGGCACACCGACCTCGTGCCCGACGAGGCCGATTTCATGGTGCCGGGCCGCGACATGCTGCACCTGCGCCAGTACTGCCCGCGCCACGCGCTGATCGGTGAGTCACCGATTCGCGCCGCCGCGCTCGCCGCCGGCATCAACGTCGCGCTCTCGCGCTCGCAGGCGGCTTTCTTCACTCGCATGAGTCGCCCGTCCGGGGTGCTCACCACCGACCAGCCGCTTACCGGCGACAACGCACGCAAGCTGCGCGAGGCGTTCGAGGAAAGCTCGAAGCAGTGGGCGCAGGGCGGGCTGCCAATCCTCACGCACGGACTGAAGTTCGATGCGGTGGCGATCAACAGCCAGGACGCGCAGCTCATCCAGGCGCAGCGGCTGTCGATCGAGGACATTGCGCGCGTCTACGGCGTGCCGCTCCCCGTCATCGGGGACCTCTCGCACGCGACGCTGAACAACGTCGAACAACTGATCGGCATGTGGCTGTCGATCTCGCTCGGCGCGCTGCTGGAGAACATCGAGCGCTCGCTCGATCGCCTCTTCGCGCTGCCGCGCGCCGAGTACGTGGAGCTGGACGTCTCCGCGCTGCTGCGCACCGACTTCCTGCAGCGTGTGGACGGTCTCACGAAGGGCATTCAGGGCGGCCTCTTCACGCCCGACGAAGCGCGCGGGCGCGAGGGTCTGCCGCCCGTGCCCGGTGGCGACCGCCCGTATCTGCAGGCGCAGATGGTGCGCATGGGCACGCCGCCGCCGGCACCGCCGCCGCCCGTCGCGCCGCCTGCGGACCCGAACGCCGAGCCGCCGCCGGACGAACCCGCCGCCGACCCGCCGCTCGACGATGACGGGGCCGCGAAGCTCGTCGCCGAGATCATCGAACGCATGCGTCTGGAGGCCCGGCCATGAAGCGTGAACTAGAAATCGTGGTGGACACGATCGCCGGGCAGATGGCCGAGCAGCGCAGGCAGGTCGAAGCGGTCGTGCAGCAGGCGATCACGGCGCGCATCGACCACATTCGCCTCGCCTTCGATGAGCTGCGCGGCGCGGTGCGCGACGAACTCGCGCGCGGCCTGGACGCTCAACGCGCCGAGGTCGAGGACCTGCGAAAGGAAGCGCAGCGCGTGACCCTGGAGCTGCGGCTCGCGGTCAGCACCGAGCTGCAGCGGCTGGCCGATGCCCGCGAGGCGATGGCCGAGGTCGCGCGCACGGTGCGCAACGGGCTCGACGGCGCGCCGGGCGAACGCGGGGAGCGAGGCGACAGCGGGCCGCCCGGCGCACGCGGCGAGCGTGGCGAACGGGGCGAGCCAGGACCTGCCGGCGAGCGCGGAGAACGGGGCGAGTCGGGCCCCGCCGGGCGCGACGGCATCACGGGCGAGCGCGGCATGCCGGGCCGCGACGGCGCGGGCATCGATGCCCCGGTCTGGGCGGCGGGGGTCTTTCGCGAGGGCTCGGTCGTGCAGCACCACATCGGGCAGCACTATCGCGCGCTGCGGGACACCGTCGCCGAACCCGCGCCGGCCGACCACGCCGAGGTCGGGCCCGACTGGGAGCGCATCGGGTGCGCCGGCTGGCGGCACTGTGGCGCGTTCGTCGAGGGCCGCAGCTACTCCGAGGGCGACCTCTACATCCGCGACTGGAGCACGTTCGTTCTCGCGGGCGGCGCGGTGCGTCTCTTCGGCGCGCGTGGCAAGGCGGGCCCGGCGGGCGAGCGTGGCGCGGCAGGCCGCGACGGCATCAACGGCAAGCCGGGGCACGACGGGCGCGGGGTCGCCGAGCTGATGTGGGCCGAGTACGGCTGGGCCGTGCGCATGACGGATGGCGAGGTCCAGACCTGGAACGTGCTGCCGGTGCTGGAGCGCATCGAAGAGAAGGCCACCCGCGATTTCGAGCAGCGTATCGACGAGGTCCTGAGCCGGCCGCGCCCGCGCACACGCGCGCGCAAGGGGGATTTGTCGTGAACCACCACGTCGACCGCGACATTCCGGTACCGGTCCCGCTGCTCGACGAGGACCAGCTCGCCGCGCTGCTCGGCATCGACGTTGCGGACCTCACCGACACCGACCGGATCGCGGCACTCGCCACGAGCGCGCTGATCCAGAACTACACCGACCGGCAGCTCGTGCGCGGCACGTACACCGAGCGGCACCTCGGGCAGCTCCAGGGCTCGGTGCAGCTGCTGGAATATCCGGTCGTCTCGATCACCAGCATCCGCGAGGTCATCAACGGCAGCGCGAGCGCGACCGACGTGGTCGGCTACCGGCTCGTGCGCCCGACCGGGATAGTGCTCGGCTGGTGGGGCTGCGAGCTGGAGGTCGTCTACGTGGCCGGCTACGACCCGCTGCCGGCCGACCTCGTCGCGGCGTTCATGGAAGGGTTCCGCACCGTGCGTGCGGTGCAGGCCATGCCGGACGGCGCGTCGCTGGTCAAGCGGGTGGCGGTCACCGGCGTCGGCTCGGTCGACTATGACCTCGGGGCGAGCGGCCTCGCGGGCTCGGGCGGCTGGGCCTTCCTCCCGCCGACCTCCGTCGCGCTGCTCGCGCCGTACCGCAACACCGCCCCGATGGGAGTCGGCTGATGGCGATGCTCGGACCCCACCCGCGCCTGCTGCTGCAGCAGATGGGCCGCCCGTTCACGTTCAAGCGCGACGCGCTCGAGGTGCCGGTGACGGCTTTCCTGCGCGGGCTGCGCGCCGCCGAACTGGTGAACAGCGAGGTCCAGGCGGACGCGAGCATCACGGTCGACGCCGCGCCGCTGACGGCCGCCGGCGTGCCCTACATGCTGAAATTCGACCGCCTCGTGTCGGCCCTCGGCGAGTCCTACACGGTGCAGGACTCGCACACGGCGTACGACGGCGAAGCGTTGGTGTTCCACGAAGCGCTGGTGCGCGGCGGGGGCGGGTCATGAGCGAGCACGTCCGCACGGTCTTCCGCACCGCGATCGTGGCCGCGACCCCGCTGCCGTACTTCGAGACCATCGCGCAGTCGCTCGACCTGAACACGGTCCCGAGCCTCTGGTGCACGCTCGAATTCCCGCTCGTGACCTCCACTCGCACGACGATCGGTTATCCGGCCTGCTTTCGCGAGGGCGGAACCGTGCTGCTGCGGGTGCTCGCGCGCAGCGGGCGCGGCGACACCGAAGCGATCCACGCGGCGGAGCTGCTGCGCGAATTCTTCGACCAGCCGTACATCGACGACGTCCGCATGCTCGCCACCAGCCCGCCCGCGCTCGCGCCGGTGGACAACGGCGAGTGGATCGACGTCATCGTCGCCGTCGACTACGAGTGGGACTACACCGTTCCGGCGTCGCTCGCCAAGACGCGCCGCATGCAATCCGAAGGAGTGATGCCATGACGACCTCTGCTGACCTCGTGCGTCTGGCCGAAGTGCCGGAAGTGACCTACGGCGTGACGCCCGCGACCCCGGCGTTCAAGGTGATTCGCACCAGCGGCGAATCGCTCGCGTTCGCACCGACGACGACGCAGTCGGCGAACATGAATCCGCTGCGGCAGACCACCGACTCGATCCTCACCGGCGGCAACTCGGCCGGCGCGATCAACTACGAGCTGGCGAAAGAGGTCTGGTTCGAGGACCTGCTCTCGGGCGCGATGTGCAACGACTGGGTCACCAACGTGCTGACCATCGGCGTCAAGCTCAAGTCCTTCACGATCGAGAAGACGATCCCGATCACGACCTCGACGTTCGACTACCACCGCGTGCCCGGCGCGATCATGAACGGGTTCAGCATGACGATCGCGCCGAACGCGCCGATCACGTCGACCTTCGACATTCTCGGGAAGGACTACATCACCGCCTCGGCGATCGTGACCGGCGCGACCTACGGCACGCTCGCAATGAAGCCCGTCTTCACCGCGCCGCTGGTCACGAACATTTCGATCACGGGCATCGCGGCCGGCACGCCGTGCTTCAACAACATCACGCTGACGCTGAACAACAACGACCGCGCGCTCGAATGCATCGGCAGCCTCGGCGCGCGCGAGATGGCCCTCGGCCGCGCAGAGGTCACGATCGCGTTCAGCCTGTACTACTACGACAAGGCCCTGCTGGACCTGCTCAAGGCGCAGACCGCATTCGCGATGAGCTTCACCATCGTCGACAGCGACACGGTCCCGAACTCGTACCAGTTCGACCTGCCGAAGTGCAAGCTGACGCAGTGCACCGTCGTTGCCGGCGGCACCGGGCAGGACGTCGTCGCGGACTGCATCGCGACCGCGCTGCTCGACACCGTGACGGGGACGTCGCTCAAGATCACGCGACTGCCGGGCGCAGCCACGCTCGGCGAAGCGATCGTTGTCGACGACGAGGACGAAGGTGCCGCGCGCGAAGTCGAGCGCGAGGACGCCACGCGCGACGACTTGCTGCCGCCCGACGAGCTGCCGCTTGGAGAGCCCGGGCACCCCGAGCCCGTGCCGCCGTCGCTGCTGACCGAAGCGAGGTGATTCGATGGACCTGCGCAAGAAGTTCGGCGGCGACCGCGCGATGGAGGTCGACGGTGTCGACCTGCACCTGGGCGGCGATGCGTACATCACGATCGCGCGCGCGGGCGGCACCAACGTCGCCTATGCGCGCGCGGTGCAAAAGTACCTGCGCCCGATTCGCAAGCGCGACCGCTTCGAAAGCGAAGACCTCGACCTGGAGGAATACGCCGACGTCCAGCGGCAGGCGTTCGCCGACACGATCGTGCTCGGCTGGCGGGGGATCGAACTCGACGGCGCGCCGCTGCCGTTCACACGTGACAACGCGCTGCGTCTCATGCGTGACCTGCCCGACCTGTGGGAGGTCGTGAAGGCACACGCCGAGAAGCTGGCGAACTTCCAAAGGGAGGACGTTGAAGAGATGGGAAAAGCATCGCCCGCCACCTGATCTGGTGGGCGCAGTGGGGCACGCATGTCGACAAGCTGCTCGTGGTCGCGCGCAGCGGCTCACCGGTCAAGGCACTCGACAACGCGCCGCCGTCGAGACCGGACCTCGCGCTGTACCTGCGCTGCTACTCCGACACGGCAAGCGAGCGCAACGCACACGGGCGCATCCCGTTCGGCGCAGTGGCCGGGTGGTGCGAGGTCTACGGGGTCCAGGTCGATGAATGCTGGGACGTCATTCGGATTGCTGACGCAGAGGTGCACAAGTGGCAGAGCACTACCGCTACGAGCAGGTGAAGGAAACGAAGGACATGGTGAAGTTCGTCCACGAGACTTTGCCGAAAGATGTGCGCACCACGATCAAGAACATCTTTGCGATCGAGGTCGAGGGACAGGCGCGGCTCGGGCAGAAGCCGCAAAGCATGCTGATCGACGGGAAGCGAAACCAGCTCGACAACGTGCAGCGCAAGGCCCAGGCGATCTTCTCCGACCCGGTGCGCGTCATGCGCGCGCTGGAGCACGCATGGGACCAGCTCATCAAGCGCACGCGCTACCTGAACCCGGTCGACTACTGGCCCTGGCCGCCGAAAAAAGAGCCCGGCACCGCGCGTAAGTCGTACGCGCTGTACCTGAACGGGAAGCCGGTCGGCGAGCGCGGCGACATTCAGCGCGTGGTCGAGGGCATGGGCCCGCAGGACCGCATCTCGATCGTCGGGCCCGGCGTCGCGTACGGCCGGAAGATGTACTGGCGACCCGCCGGCAAGGCCCGGAAGATCAAGAAGAAACGCGGCCACTTCGACCCGCGCGAAGGCACGAAGGTGCATGGCACCTACGACGAGCCGATTCATCGCTACGTGATGCGTCTGATCCAACGGCAGTTCCGCGACCTCTACGTCGCCGACAACTGGGTCGAGCTGCGCCACTTCGTGCGCGGCTACGCAAGCGACCGCGTGAAGCTCGGCACCCGCTGGCCCGCGATCACGATCGGCCCGAAGTGGAAAGGACGGGTGCACTAATGGCCGCCGAAGCCGTCACCCGCCGTGTCATCGAAGTCGTCGTGCAGGCGTCGGCGGACGCGAATCGCCAGATCAAGGCGATCGAGAAGCAGATGAAGGGGGTCGAAGACCAGATCACGAAGACGCAATCGGTGGCGCGGAATTTCGCCGTCGCTTTCGGCCGTGCGTTCGTCGGCGCGCTCGTCGCGCAGCAGACGATTGATGGCATCCGCTCGCTGATCGACGGGATCGACAAGCTCGGCGACGAATCGCAGCAGCTCGGCATGAGCGTCAGCGAACTCACGCGCTGGCAGCACGCCGTCACCATGTCCGGCGCGTCGAGCGAGGACTTTGCGAAGGGGGTCGTCGCGATCTCGAAAGCGATGGACGACCTCGAAGGCAAGTCGAAGGGGGCGTCGTTTCTGCGCAGTGCCGGAGTGAAGGAAACGGACAGCGCGACCGAGGCACTGCTCAAGTTCGCCGACGCGTACAAGGCGATGCCGAACAGTCCGCAGAAGCTCGCGATCGTGATGGACGTGCTCGGCAAGTCCGGCCGCGCGCTCGGCCCCGCGATGAACGAAGGGGCGGCCGGCCTCAAGAAATTCTTCGACGAGTCCGACCGCGTCGGCAGCACCGTCAACGAGCAGACGGCGAAGGACGCGCAGGAGTACGGCGACAACGTGCAAAAGATCGGCGAGAAGGGCACGGCAGCAGGCCGCGCGCTCATTGCCGAGCTACTGCCCGCACTCGTGGCGATCACCGGCGAACTCGCAAAGAGCCCGAGCGACAACGGGTTCCTTGGCCGCCTCGGGCAGGCCACTGGCCGCACGGTAGTCGCGGTGACGAATGCCGCGCGTGGCACGAAGGACGCTTTCCGGGGAGCGGGCAAGGAAGTCGAGAACCTGTACCGGGCCGGCAAGGCACTCGCAGACGGCAACGGCGACCGCGCGCTCGATCGGCTTACGCAGGCCGGGAGCAGGTTTACGCGCACGATGAAGGAATCCGCCAAGGCGAGCGAGAAGCTGACCGACGAGGTCGAGGACCGCTACGACCCTGCGCTGCGCGCGCAGGCGATCGCAGACGCCGAGGCGGCCAAGAAGGCGGCCGACGAGCAGGCGAAGGCGGCCGATGCGGCGCGCAAGCAGCGCGAGAAGGACGACGTCGAGAAGCGCGCGCAGGCCGAGAAGGCCAAGCAGTTCCACGAGCAAAACCTCGCGCGCTTGAAGCAGCAGGGCGACGCGCTGGAGCGCGCAGGCGAAAGCTACAAGACGCTGTCGCACGCTGAACAGCTCGAAGCTGACGTGAAGGCCGGTCGCATCGTCGCGACGACCGCTGCTGAGAAAGCTGAACTCGAAGAGAACCGCCGCAAGGCTGCGCTCGCTGACGCCACCGAGTTCCTGAACAAGGCGCAGGAGGAAGCGAAGAAAGTGCTGGATGACTCGGCGCAGTCCGCGCGCGAGCACACTGACGCGATCGAGAAAGCGCGCACCGCATACGCGGACATGAGCGATCCGCTGCGCGAGACGCGCCGTCAGCTCGCGGAACTCGATGCGATCCTCGCGGACACCAAGCCGAGCGATGAACGGTATGCCGCACTCATGAAGACGCGCGACGCGCTCGTCCAACAGCTTCTGCCTGCAGTGTCGATCGTGGGCGACGAAATGACCGACGCCGAAAAGTCCGCGAAGGAATTCGCCGACACGATGAAGCAGGGCGTCACCGATGCTGCGATGCAGACGTCCGACGCGATCGTCGACGCATTCAGCGGCGCGAAGATCGAGATCGATCAGATCATTCGATCGATCCTGTCGGGCATCGCGAAAGTCATGCTGCAACGCGCGATCATGCGCGGACTCGACGCTGTCTTCGCTCCGCAGTCGGCGGTCCGTAGTGACAGCATCATGTCGGTCTACGGGGCGAAAGGTCTTGTCGTTGACAGAGGCGGCGTGACGGCGTTCGCCTCTGGCGGCATCGTGAGCGCGCCGACCATGTTCGCGCACGGCGGCGGGCTCGGCGTGATGGGCGAAGCGGGACCCGAGGCAATCATGCCGCTCAAGCGCAGCGCGTCGGGCGACCTCGGCGTCGCCGCCTCGCCGCTGAAAGTCGTCATCAACAACATGAACGGCTCGGCGGTGAAGACCGAAGAGTCGAGCGGCCCGAACGGCGAGCAGCAGCTCCAGATCATGATCGACCGCGCGGTCGAGGAAGGTCTCGGGCGCGGCCGCTACGACCGCGTTCTGTCGACCTCCTACGGCGTGTCGCGCAGGGGACGCTAGGCCATGAGCCCGAACCAATCTTCGCCGCTTGCCGCCGGCCCCGTGCCGTTCGATGCGCCGCCGCTCACGTGGCCCGCCAGCCTGCCCGACTGCCCCGGTTCGTGGGCCGAGCAGGCCGAGCCCGTGAGCGTGCGCACGAACGTCGAGGAAGGCACACCGAAGGTGCGCAAGCGCTTCACCAAGCGCATCGTGCGCATGCAGGTCGGAATGACCATGACGATCGCGCAGCGCAACACGCTCGACGACTTTTTTTACACGACCCTGGACGGCGGGGTGCTCAGCTTCAACTTTCGGCACCCGTGGCTGAACGTGCTGACGCCGTTCCGCATGACCGAGGCACCGCAGTTCGCGAACGAAGGACCGATGGCGGTCAACGTGTCGATGGTCTGGGAGATCGCATCGTGACCCGCGCGCTGTCGGCCCGCGCGCTCGCCAGCCTGCTCGCGCATGAGTCGCGCGATGCGTTCCTGCTGCTCGCGACGCTGACCGACCCCGTCACCGGAACGGTCTACCGCGTCGCGAACAACACCGAGGACGTGGTCAGCAGCGGGCAGACGTTCAGCGCGTGCGCGTTCGGCTTCGCGTTCCCGCCCGACGACGACGAAGCCCCGAAGGGGGTGCAAATCCAAATCGACAACGTCGACCTGCGGCTGATCGGCATGCTGCGCTCGGTGACCAAGCCGATCGCCTGCGCGCTGCAGGTCGTCGTCGCGGCGACGCCGAGCGTCGTCGAAATGGAACTGCCGTACCTGCAGATCGTCGAGGTCGAGTGGAACGAACTCGTGGTGACCGGCAAGCTCGCGAGCGACGACCCGCTCAACCAAAAGTACCCGGCGCACATCTATGAGCCCAGAACTTTCCCGGGCATGTTCTGACCATGTCGGCGTGCCCTACGTCGAGCACGGTCGCACGCCGGCCGGCTGGGACTGCTACGGCCTCGTGTACTACATGAGTCGCCGCTACCTGCACCACGCGGTGCCGAGCTACACGCTGAGCTACACGCGCGCGACGCAGGCCGACGACGCCTTCGTCGAGCACCTGCCCGAGTGGCAGCGCGTGGAGGTGCACGCCGTCGCGCCGGGCGACGTGCTGGTGCTGAACGTGCTCGGGCTGCCGATCCACTGCGGGCTCGTGGTCGACGACGAGACGATGCTCCACTGCATGCGTGGCCGCGCGACGGTGCTGGAGCGGTTCACCTCGTTCGCGTGGTCGCGCCGGATCGAGGGGGCGTACCGATGGACGTAGTCGTTCGCCCGCACGTGCTCAGCGACCGCGAGGCCGCGACGCTAGACTGCGCCGAGGGCACGACCCTGGCGCAGATGGTCGCGGCCTTCCCGTGGCCCGATGGCGTCGAGCGGCATGTCGTCGCGCTCGTCAACGGGCAGTGCGTGCCGCGCGAGTGGTGGCCTCGCGTGCGCCCGCTCGCCGGCGCGCGGGTCCTGCTCGCGCTGGGCCTGTCGAACGGCGAGGGCGACAAGCAGACCCTCGCGCTGATCGCCTCGATTGCGGTCTCGGTCGCGTCCATGGGCGCGGCCTCGTCGATGATGGCGGCGGGCTACACGTCGTTCGCCGCCGGCATCGCATCCGCCGGCATCGCGATCGTCGGGAACCTCGCCATCGCGGCGATCTTCAAGCCGCCGCCGGTGCGGTTCGACCAGAACCCGGGGCAGTCGGTCAGCAAGCAATACACGTTCGGCGGCCAGAGCAACGCGCTTCGGCCTTACGGCGTGCTGCCGCGCGTGCTCGGCAAGCATCGCGTGTACCCCGACCTGATCGGGACCCCGTACACCGAGATTAAGGGCGACGACCAGTGGCTGAAGGCCCTCTACTGCTTCGGCTACGGCGGCGTCACCATCGAAGCGATCTGCATCGGCGACAACCCGATCGACAACTACGAGTCGATCTACCGACCCTGGCCCGACTACAAGCGCGGCGACCCGCTGGAGCTGTATCTGACCGACGTCGCGATGGATCAGTACGCGCTCGCGACCTCGCTGAACACTGCGGTCTTCGTCCGCACGCGCCCGGACACGAACAGCGCGACGCTGGACATTTCGTACCCGAGCGGGCTCGGGAAGCTGAACATGACGAACGGGGGGATCGACCCCGTGTCCGCGCTCACGCGGCTGTACTTCCGCGCCGCGAGCGCTGCCGCAGGCGACCCCTGGCTGCCGGTCGTCGCCGCGCCCTGGTGGTCCATCAGCGAAGGCGTGATGAGCGGCCGCTACCCCGCGACGATTACCGCGACGCTGGTGCAGGCCACCGACCCGGCCGCGCCCCGCTACGCAACGATCCCGAAGGGCACGACGACGGTCACTCTCACGGCATGGGACACGACGCGGCCGCCGAAAAAGGACGACTACCTGCGGTTCGGCGGCTACGCGCGCGCGCTCGTGCTCTCGTTCGCCCCGCCGGTGGTCACGCTGACCGCGCCGACCGCGATCGCGATCAGCATCCCCGACTACGGCAGCGGGAGCACCGCGTCGATCGCAGCGGCCTACGACACGACGGACCCGTCGATCTGGACCGTCACGCGCCACCAGTACGAGCCCTTTATCACTGCGTTCACGATCCACTTTCCGAGCAGCGGGCAGTGGGACATTCAGATCATCCAGGTCACGCCGCCGGACGGGTCCGCGAGCGCGGATCGGACGGTCACGGGCCTGCGCTCCGAGAAGCTGGGATCGATCCCCGTCTACCCCGACATCGGCGTGCCGCTCGCGCTGCTCGAATTGAAGATCAAGGCGACGGCGCAACTGTCGGGCGTGGTCGCGACGCTGAACGCGATCGTCACGACGAAGGTGCCGACGTGGACCGGCTCGGCCTGGACGGCAGCCGACGTGGTCGGTGCGAGCAACCCCGCGTGGCAGTTTTGCGAGCTGCTGCGCGGGGTCGCGAACACCCGCGCGATCGATGCGAACCCGGCGGTCGCGCCGACGCGGCTCGACATGGTCACGATCAAGCGCTGGGCCGACTACTGCGACACGGTGGCCGCCGGGTTCACCGAGCCGAACGGGCGGTGCAACTTCGTGGTCGATCGCCCGTACACGCTGTGGGAGCTGCTGTCGTCGGTCTGCACCGCCGGACGTGCGATGCCGACGATGAAGGACAACCGTTACTCGGTCATCATCGACGAAGAGGTGAAGCCCGAGATTCAGATTTTTTCCTCGCGCAACTCGTGGGGCCTGTCGGCGCGCCGCAAGTACCTGCCGCTGCCGCACGCGCTGCGCGCGAAGTGGGTCAACCCGAAGGCCGGCTACGTCGAGGACGATGCGCCGATCTACGCGGCCGGCTACAGCGAGCAGGGCGAAGCCGGCGGCACCGTCGCGGCGCGGGTCTTCGAGGACCTGACGCTGTTCGGGTGCACGAGCTGGGAGCAGGCGAATCGGGACGGGCGGCTGTGGTTCGCGCGGGCGCAGCTACAGCAAGAAGAGTTCAGCATCTCGACCGATATCGAGAACGTCGTGTGCACGCGCGGCGACCTCATCGGCATCGCGCACGACGTGTTGCAGGTCGGCGGCTGGTCGGCACGCATCGCGGCGCGCACCGGTGCAGACCTGCAGTTCGACTCGACGCTCAAGCCCTTCGCGACCCCCTGGGCGTTGCGACACCGCAGCGCGGCGGGAGCAATCTCGGCAGCGCTGCCGTTCATCGCCAAGGTGGGCTCGCCTGGGTGGTTCACCGTGACCGGCCTGCCGGCGTCTGCAGCGGTCGGCGACCTCGTGCTGTACGGGACCTCGGGCGTCGAGCAGGGACGCTACATCGTCAAGGCGGTCACGCCCGGCAACGACCTGACCGCGACGATCGACTGCATCGAGTACGCGCCGGGCATCTACGCCGCCGAGAAGGGGCCGATCCCGCCGTACGTGCCGCAGGGCCAGAGCCCGCAGACGTTCAACCCGCAGCCGGTGCTGGGCCTGACGGCGACGGTCACTGCGTGGACGGACGGCCGCTACCCGCATGCAAGCGTGACCCTGCAGTGGACGCCGCCGGCATCGACGCTGCCGCCGGTCAACTACATCGTCAGCAGCGTGGCCGCTGACGGGACCTCGCGCGAGATCGCTCGCACGACGAACCTGACATACACGCCGCTGCCGGATGCGGAAACGTGGCATGCGCCGTACTCGGGCGCGGTGGTCAGGTTCTCCGTCACGCCGCAGTGGCAGGGCCTCGTCGGGCCCGCGTCGATCGTCAGCGCGACCCTGCCGGTCGGCTCGGTCGCGCCGCTCGGGGCGATCACCGGACTCACAGCGACGCCCGAAGCGCGCCGGGTCTTCGTGCAGTGGACCGCGAGCGGCACGACTGACACCGCGTTCTACGTCGTGCGCTACGGCCCGGCAGGCAGCACCTGGGCGAGCACGGCGGCGACGGAGCAGAAGATCAAGGCGAACCAGCTCGACCTGCCAGCCGCGAAATTCATCGCCGGCAGCTGGCTCGTTTTCGTGCTGCAGGAGGACGCAGCCGGGCAGCGCAGCGCGTCGATCAGCGCGCCGTTCACCGTGCTCCCGCCGCGTGCGGTGAACATCGTCGGGACGGCGGTCCAGAACACGGTCTTCTTGAGGTGGGGCTCGCTCTCGGGCATCCCGGCCGGCGACTGGACCTCACAGACCACGTTCCAGGTCGAGTATTACGAGGTGACGAAAACGAAGCTCGCGGGCCTCGATGCAGCCATGCGCGTGCTGCCGGGCGGCCTCGGCACCATCGCGGCCGAACTGGTCACGGCGCAGGACCTTGCGCAGCAGCGCGCCGAGGAACGCAGCGACCCGCCGGTCGACCTCGGTCGCTACGCGGGCGAATTCGCGGTGCTCTCCGAGCAGCAGGTCGGGAACTGGCACTACTGCATGCGGGGCGTCGACGTGCCCGGCAACTTGGCACCGCAGGCGTGCATCGATATCGCGGTCTTCGCGCCGTCGAATTACCTGCTGCTCGACACGCTCGCGAACATCCTGAACACGCCCGAGTGCATCAAGACGAACGCGGTCCAGAACCCCGACCTGTCCTGGCTCGCGCCGGTGAACGAAACGGAGACCTGGGCGCAGCACTACACGTCGCACGCCTGGGTGAAGCCGGCCGACCAGATCGCGGCGGGGTTCCCCGTCTACGCGCAGCCGCCCGGCACGACGAAGGGCACGTTCTCGTGGACCCACGACTACGGGACCGCGCTGCCGAGCTTGCGGCTGACGGCCGCCGCGTACTACAGCGGGATCGGCGGGACGCCGGTGGTCACCGTCATCCTGTTCTCGAAGATCAACGCGGGCGACGCATGGGGCGAACTCGCGCGCACGAACACGTCGGTCACCGCGCTGCTGCCGCCGACGACGCGCTACATCCGAATCGACACCGAGGTGCTGTCGGACTCGCCGACGAACAAGGCCCTCGCTCAGGTCGACCGCGTGCAGTTCATCCTGGACGTGCAGTTCAAGGACGACAGCGGGGTCGTGACGGTGCCGTCCGTGACCGGCACGCCACCCGGCGCGGTCGCGGGTGTCGCAACGGTCGTCTTCAACGTGCCGTTCCTCGACGTGCGTTCGGTGCAGCTCACGAGCAACGATCCCGCGATCGCGTACGCGCGATACGACCTCGCGCCCGACGACCAGTCGATGACGGTCTATTCGTTCAACGCAAGCGCGGTGCCGACCGGCGGCAAGGTCGCGTGGAGCGCACGCGGCATCTGACAGGAGAACCCTCATGGCATCGCCCGACCTCTCGCATCCCGTCGAAGCCGACCGCTACGACGGAGGGCTCGCCGGCACCGGCTGGCCCGGCTACCTCAACGCGAACATGGGCGCGCTCGCCACGTGGCTGGAGACCGACGCGGCGAACAAGCCGGTCGGTACGAAGCGCGTCAGCGGCGGCGAGGTGCAGCGCTGGGACGGCGCAGCGTGGCAGACCCTCGCGCTCAACTACCTGCGCTCGACCGGCGGCAGCGCGAGCGCGCCGATCAGCTTTCCGCTCGGCACTGCACCGCTGCCGTCGATCTACTTCGCGACCGACACCGATACCGGGTTCTATTCGCCCGGCGCGGATCAGGTCGCCATCACGACGGGCGGCATCCGGCGACTGCACGTCGGCGCGGCCGGCGGGATTTCGCAAGGCACCCCTACCCCGTCGTCCACCTACGGTTATCGACAACTGCTGACGCTGACCGGTGGCACGACCGGGCGCGGGTTCCAAGCGGAGAACACCTTCGCCTCTGACGTCACGACTTCCGGTGTCGGCTACGACACATCGATCACGACTGCAGCGGCGACCTTCACGCTGGCGCAGATGGTTCACTTTCGCGCGAACCAAGCCGCGATTGGCGCGGGCTCGACGGTCACGGCTCAATACGGCTTTCTCGCGCAGTCGAGTCTGACCGGCGCGGGTCTGAACTTCGGCTTTTACGCCAACCTGACGTCCGCGACGGGTCGCTGGAACTTCTACGCGAACGGCACCGCTCCGAGCTTCTTCGAGGGCATGCTGATGGTCGGGCAGTACGACGTGGTTATCCCCGGCATCACGCAGAGCTATGGGACGATGCTGGGGGGCACGAGCGCGGCCAAGCACAACCTGCTGATGGTCCGCTTTAACGCCGACAACAACGGCGTCGAGTTGTTCATGGCGAAGTCCAAAAGTTCGACGCTCGGCACCTTCGCCGCGCCCGCGAGCGGCGACGTGCTCGGGCGGCTTCGCTTCATGGCCGATGACGGCGCGTCGACCTTCACCGAGCCCGCGCGCATCGAAGCGCAGGCCGATGGCGCGATGAGTTCGACCAGCATGCCGGGCCTGCTCCGCTTCATGACGACACCGGTCGGCGCGGTCCTGCCGATCGAGCGCGCCAGGGTCGACAACGCGGGCAACGTGCTGGTCAACACGACGACTTCGCTCTACGGGCTCACCGGGCGCGGCATCGTCGAAATCAACGGGACGGCCGCCGCTGCGGTGGGCTTGAAGGTCGCGAGCGTGGGCGCGGGGTACCTCATCGCCGGCGCGACGAACGTCGACCTCTTCGCGAGCGCGGGCCGCATCCTGACCTTCGGCGCGAACGGCGCGGAGGGGATGCGACTCGACACCGCGATGAACCTCGGGGTCGGCACCGCGCCGGGCAGCGGCATCCGCTTGCACGCGAAGGTGACGGGCGCGTCCGCCGTCGTGCAGATCGAGAACGACATCAACTCCGACGCATCGTTCCGCGCGAAGACGGCGATCGGCTACTGGGGCATGGGCTGCGGCATCGGTGCGAACGCAAACGCCTTTATCGTCTACGACTTCAACGCCGGCGCGCAGCGCATGTCGATCGACTCGAATGGGCGCATCGCGGATGGCGCGGGCAACGAGTTGGGCTATCGCGGCGCGCCGCTCGTCGGCTACACGGGGGCGAGTTCGCTTGCGCTGACCGACCGGGGCAAGACCCATTTCAAGAACGACGCCACCCAGGTGACGGTGCCGGCCGGCGTGTTCACCGGCGGCGACGTCGTGTCGATTCTCAATTTTTCGGCGTCGAATATGACGATTATCGGGACTGCGTTGGCGGGTGTCGGCGGGGCCCTGATGCTCAGCGGCACGGCCCTGTCGGGCAATCGAACGCTGCTGGCCTACGGGGTCTGTACGCTGATTTTTCTTGGCCCGAACCACGCGATGATCTCCGGGTCGGTGACATGAGCGGCGTCCAGATGCTGATGCTTGCCGGCGGCCTGCCCGAGCTGCAGGTCAGCGTCGCGCCGACGACCGTCAGCGGCAACGGCAGCACGACGACCTCGGGCGGGAGCTGCGCCGCGACGACCGGCGCAGCCGTCGTGACCGCGAACGGCGGCGGCTCGGTGACCTACGCCTGGGCCTTCGTCAGCGGCACGACAGCCGGAGTCAATGCGACGTTCTCGGCGTCGACCACCTTCACGCGCAACGCCGCCGCCGGCACCGCAGCGGGCGTGCCCCGCAACTACACCGGCGTGTACCGCTGCACGGTCACGCCGTCCTACGGCGCGGCGAAGACAGTCGACGTGACCGTGTCGACGAACCACACTTACACCGGCACCTGAAAGGCCACCCCATGAACAAGCTCCCCGACCGCTTCCTGCTGCCTGTCACGGCGCAGGGCTGGAACTACATCCGGCAGCTTCTCGACGGCCGCCCGCACGGCGAGGTGCGCGGGCTGGTCGACGCGCTCGACGCCGCCGTCGCGCAGCAGATCGAGCAGGCGAACGCGCCGCCGCAGCAGCCGGACGAGCCGTACCGGCCTGAGCAACCGGAGCACACAATGGGTGGCAAAGCGAACGGGCGCGCCGCGCCGGCCGCAGAACAGGAGCACAAGAAATGAATGTCACGCTGATCAACATGACGACCGTCGAGGTCCCGCTGAGCTGCACCCAGGGAGACGGCTTCGCGGTGCAGCTCGACCCGGGTGCGGCCTACGCAATCGACGATGACCGGGTGACTGTCGTCACCGTGGGCGAGAACGCGTCGCTGCGCGAGGACGTCACCGACTTTCTCGACGACGTGCGCGACGCGCTGCTGCGGCTCGTGACCTTCTGGCGCGCGCACGCACCGAAGGCCGAGCCGATGACCAGCGGCGCGCACCCGGCACCGGTCGTGAAAGTCATGATCGACAACTCGCGCGGCGTGCGGGGTCTGCGTGTCCTGCAGGGGGACGACCGCACGAACGACTTCGAGATCGGACCGCGCGAGAAGGCCGAAGCCACCGGCCTCGATTACGTCGAGCTGCGCGAGCTGGGCGTCGGCGAAGCCGAAGACAACACCGACCAGACGGGGTGACCACCATGACCGTACACGCACTGCTCCTGTTCGCCGCCCTGGTGCTGTTCGTCCTGGCCGCGATCGGCGTGCCGGCCGGGCGGGTCAACCTCACCGCTGCGGGGCTCGCATGTCTCGCCCTCGCGCTGCTTTTGCCTGCGCTGTAGCCGCAACGATCGCCGCCGCTTGCGCGTTCGTGTCGGGGCCGTGCACGCTCAGCAAGGGCGTCGCGATCGCGACCGTGCACTGCGAGGTCGGCGGCCGGGTGCTGATCATCCCGGCGACCGTCATCGAAGAGATCGGCGACGCGGCCGACCCGCGACCGATTTTCAAGCCCTAGAAGGGGGTCGGCCCGGTCGCAGGTAGCACGACAAGGGCCGCCCCTGGATCGCCGCTCACAGCTCGGATTTCGGGCCCCCGTCCCCCACCTTGCGCTGCTCATCATTGCGCATGTACTCCACGATCGCGCCGTACAGCCAACGCCGCGCGCCGCGCGCGCTCGTGCGCAGCGGCTTCGGGAAGTCGGGCAGGTGTTGCAGGCGCGTCAGACCGCGCGGTGAGACCCCGAGCATTTCGCAGACTTCGGACGCGACTAGCACGCGCCAATACTCGATTGCGGGATCGTTCGGAAAAAGGTCATCCTCGACGCCTTCACGAGGCGGTCGGTCTTTGCTCTTGGGCATGTCACGCTCCGGTCGTTGTCCACCGTCGCATGACGTCTCCGTTCTTGCTGTTGTTCTGCATGTGGCCGACCTCTCATAAACTGCAAACCCAAGTGCGGCCCTCGGACATGAAGTGCAGCAATCTGGCCCTGCCACCCTCGCGTGTCAACTGAGTGACCCCACACTGACTCGGGTTTACACGAGTGCTGTTTTACGCATAATGGCGCGGGCTTTCTGCCCGCTTGAGACACCCCACTCATCGAAAGGAATTCACCCCATGCCCACCGATGTGATCCGCTGGACACGCGCCGAATGGCACGCCGTGCTCGTGCGCGCCGTCCCGCTTGCCGCGCGCACCAATCGCCTGCTGTATCAGGCGATGGCCGAGGCTCAGGATGTGCTCTCGGAGGGTCGACGACGAGAGGTCGACCAGATTCGTTTTTCGGTGCAGCGGGGGAAGCATGCGCGGTACCTCGACGAGCTGAACGCTATGACCCACGTCGAGCGCGATGCGCTGCTGCCTGAGGGCGAACGATCGGACCCGTCGGCACCGGAGCCGATCCGCACCTACAAATTCAAGCACGCGTCTCCCGAGGTTCGCGCGATGCGCGCGACCTACACCGGCCGCGAGTGGACGTCGAGCGATTGGGCACGTATCGCGAAGCGCGTCGACGAACGGCGCGCTGCTGGAGATAGCCGCAATGAGGACATTGTCGTTATCGATGCACAGGACGAGGTCCTGCCACAGGATCGGCGCAGGAAGGGCCACGGCATACGCAAAGCGTTCATGCGGAATATCTCGGCGTGGACCGAGCACATGCGCAAGGGCCGCGCCGATGCGTGGACACTCTCCGAGCCGACTCCAGAGAGCACAGCGGCCGATCTCTCGACGCGCAGCGCGATCGAGTTCGTCGAGGCTCAGCTCGACGCCGAGCCGGCTCTCGTCATTCACACGAACGGGCAGGATCGCACTGCCGAGCTGGCGCGCGCATTCGAGTTCCACCCCGCTGGCGTCCAACGCTCGCCGGTGGCGGTGCAGTTTGCCGAGTCGATGGCTGGTCTCGTCGACCAGCTCCTGGCCGAGCAGCGGCGCAGCGTGCTCGCGGAGCTGGCCGAGCGCATCCCGCAGCAGGTCGCCGAGATCGTCACGCGGGACCTGCAGGCGATGCTGACCGCGACGGTGCACCGGCTCATCGAAGCCGAGTTGGGGCCCGTCGCCGCGCCGCCGGCCGCAGTCCAACCGCAATCCAAGCAGACTGTTCCGAGCATGTCGCCGCCGGCTGCGCCCGCGCGCCCGAAGCGCATCCCGATCGACGTCGTCGGCCTGTCCGGGCATCCTGTGACGGAGGTTCAGGACGCGCTCGACAGCCTCGATTCGATCGACCTGCGGTTCGTGCCACCCGAGAAGGTCCCGAGCACGCACCTAAGGGCGAACGTCATCGCGGTGACGAAGTTCGTAGGGCATGACGTCTACGCCCGCGCGAAGAAACACGGCGCGACGGTGACGCGGGTCAACGGCGCGGCCGAGACGGTCATCGCCGCAGTCCGGCAGCTCGTCGAGCAGCAGCATGTCGAAGCGGCCCCCGTCCACTAGGCGTGCGAAGGTCAAGCCGGGACAATCCTGCTCGCGTCGGTCTCACCGGAGACCGGGCGAACAGGAGTACACCCATGCGACGCATCATCCAAGCATGCGGCCTGCTGCTGGCGATGGCGGCCAGCCTCGTCAGCGGTGCCGACGTCTCGGTCACACCGGGGCCATCCGACCTCTTCAAGGGAAGCGCGAAGCTCTCGACGCACAGCAGGGTCGAGCAGTGCATCGACGCGGCGATTCACGCGGGCGACGGCGCGTATGCGTGTCTCACCGCGTCAACGGTCGCGGTGCAGGCAGGGACACCGAACGTCTGCGGCGCGGGCGATATCGGCGGCTGGACCGTGCCGGTGCCGACGCCGCTCGACACGACGGTGCTGGCGGCGACCGACAAGGCGCAGCCGGGTTCGCGTCTGTACTACATCAGCGCGGCGACGGGCAACGACGCGACGGGCGTCGTCTACTTCTGGGACGGCACGCAGGTGGTCGATGCGGCTGGCGCGACCTACGGGACTGACCCGATGAACCCGGTCGGCGTGAAGCCCTTCAAGCGCTGGTCGTGGGTCGCACCGCGCCGTGCGACGAACACCGACATTGGCACGACCGGCTACTTCGGCGACGCGTGGCCCGGCTTCCGTGGCGGCTACCCTGACTGGTGGCTGTTCCGGCGCGGTGAGACCTACGATATCAAGGCCGACGTCGAGTCGTTCGACGCCGAGAAGCAGCAGGTCGGCACGAACAAGTATGCCGGCCTGACGATCCCGGGCGGCCGCAGCGCGACCGAGCGGCAGATCATGGGCGCATACGGCGACCTCTGCGCGGCGCGCCCGCGCTTCGTCCATCCGCTGAGCGGCTTCGCCAACCGGGGCGCGCGTTCAGGCATGTTCGATTTCAAGCACGCCATGTACCAATCGCTCCACTTCGACGCGCACGACCGCCCGGCGGGCACGCACATCGGCATCAGCTGGAACACGATGACCGAGGCCAGCGTCGATATCGTCATGGAGGACGTGTGGATCGACGGCAGCGGACTCGGCATCGGCGACGACAACGCGGGGCAGTTCCTGCTGCGTCGCGTGCTCATCACCGACAGCTTCATGGAGCACAACGAGTCGCACGCCCAGGGCCTGTACTACGAAGGCGCGCGCGTCGGCTGGCTGCGCGTCGAGGACTCGATCCTGATGCGCAACGGCTTCACCAACGGCGACCCGTCGAAGACGCCTTGGCCGCCGACCGGCACGCAAATCTGGGACCTCTACAGCCGCAACCAGTACATCAACGGCATGTACGACTCGTCGAAGTCGGGCCTGTTCGACTCCGTGTCGATGATCGGCGCGAGCGGCGACCAGTGGCGCGGCGGCGGGCGCATCCAGCGCAACTTCCTTTACAACGGCTACTTCAACGTCGGCGCGCGCGGCGGCTATCCCGACGAGGAAGGGTACTCGGGGCAGGTGCTGAACAACGTGTTGCAGCGCTTCGTTGGCACCGGCACCGATGACAACAGGGGCCAGCCTGGGTGGGGCTTCGACGTCTCGGCAGGATCGGCCTTCGTCTACGTCGCGGGCAACATCGTGACCGGCGCGCAGCACCCGTCGAAATACTGGGGGCTCAAGTTCAGTCCGATCCAGCAGGACTGCTACGCGCAGCCGGTGCACCCGACGCGGAACAACAAGGCGGTCGCGAACATCGTCGATAGCGGCAGCGCGAGCGCGGGCCTGCAGGTGCTCGACGGGACGACGACCGATTGCTTCGTCGACACGATCCCCGTGCCCGGCGTGGTCGGCAACAAGATGGCCGACAACGTGGTGGTCAACGACAAGAGCGTGGAGCACGAATACGTCGCGACCGGCAAGGCACCGCCGACGACCGACACGCAGTTCAGCGGAAACCGGGTCTTCGCGAGCCGCGCCGAAGCCGCCGCCGCGCTTGGCTGGCCGGACCCGAATCGCACGCTCAAGACGTACATGAAAGCGCGGGGCGTCGACGTGAAGTCGGTCGACGGGTTCCCGGAATACTTCGCGCGCGCGACGAAGCTGCAGCGGGGCAAGTGGGACCCGCAGTGGACCGCGCGACCCATGGTCGATTACGTGCGCGAGGGCTTCGGCATGGGGCCCATCGGCGCGCAGCTCGCGGACCCGACCAGGAGCAAGACACGATGAGCGACGACGACGACTCGGTGCGCAAGCTGCCGGTCGAAAAGAAGGACCCACCGAGCGGCGAGCGCATGCTCGTCGAGGTGCCTTACAACGCATGCCAGCACTGGCCCGCTCAGTTCCAGGTCGATGTGAAAGGCGGGCGGTGCCTGTGCATGCTGTGCAAGGCCGAGGTCTCACCGTGGTTCGTGCTCGAAAGCCTGATGCACGAAGAAAGTCGATGGATGCGGGAGCGGCGCGCGTACCAGGACGAAATGCAACGGCTGGCCGAGCGCACCCGCACGAAGTGTCAGCACTGCGGGCAACTGACCCGCATATCACGGAGGTGAAGAAAATGAACGGCCCGAACTACCTCGACAAGCTGCTGCCGCCGAACCGACCGAGTCGCGTGCTGCTGCGTGCAGACGGCACGGCGCAGGTGCTCGACGACCCGCTGAGCATGCGCGAGCTGGCCGAGCTGATCGACGCGCAGACGGTCGACTCGGTCCTGCTGCGCCACCTCGGCCATCCGCTGCACGTGATGATCGTCGACGACCATGGATGGGAGTTCGAGACCGTCGAGGTCAAGCCAGCGCATTACGAGAACCGTCCGACGCGCGCGCTCAAGCCGATCAACGCCGCCGCGACGGTGCTGTACCACCGCAACTGCCAGCCGGGCACGACGCACGAGATCGCGGGCGACGTCGTCGTGGTGCCTGACTCGGACTTTGGTGGGGTCGGCGAATGAGCGATGACGAGGTCACGACGATCTTCATCACCCGCGATGAAGCGCTCGTGAGTCTGACCGGCATGCACCGCAACATGCTGCAGCTCGTGCGCCGGCACGCATGGATGATCGCGGCATGCGCGGGATGCGCGCTCGTCTGCAGCGCGATCGCGCTCGACTCGATGCTGCGATGGTGGCAGGCCGGCGGCGACACGACGTTGATGGCCGCCTGCCTGAACATCGCGAGCGCGGCGACGTGCGCGTGGCGCGCCGGCGTCATGACGCACACCGTCGTCGAGTGGCGACGCACGCTCGCGGGCATGCGGCGCACGATCGAGTCGATCAAGCGGGGCACGGATTGAACTTCGACCTCAAGCGGCCCTGCGCTAACTGCCCGTTCCGCAAGGTCGGTGCGATCGACCTGCACCCCGACCGCCTGCCGAGCATCGTCGACGGCCTGCTGCGCGACGACCGCTCGTGGTTCATCTGTCACAAGACCTCGCGCCTGCGACCCGTCGCGCGCCGGTCGCAGTGCGTCGGCTCGATGGTCTACCTGCTCAAGCTCGACGCGCCGAGCGTATCGATGCGCATGGCGGCCGCGCTCGGCATGCTGGACTACGGCGCGTTGCGCGCGCTGCACTCGGAGGTGATAGACCCATGAAGCGACGTGACGTGGCCGTGCCGTACGCGCCCATCGTGTTTCCCCGCGCCGATCCGAAAGCGCTCGCGCGCTTCGACCCGGACACCAAGCTGTGCGTGATGAACTGCGGCCCGCACCGCGACGATCCGCGCGATCGGAAAGAGCGCAAGTACCTGTGTCACGACTGCTGGCCCGTGAAGAAAGACGAGACATGAGCGACGACAAAGACAAGACCGAGCTGCTGAAAAACCTGACGATGGAGGCCCTGGTCGTGCGCATCTTGCGCAGCCTGAACCTGACGGCCAGTCAGACCCATTCGATGCCGGGCTTCCTGCGTGGCATCGCGATCGCGCTGGCCGAGACCATCGTCGACGATATGGTCGTGCCCGAAGGCGAGGACTTCTGGAAGACGTTCACCACGATGGTCGAATCGCTCGCGCAGCAGCATCGCGAGCAGCAGCAGGTCGGCGATGCGATCGCGGCCTTGCTGGGGGTTGTCGCGCAGGAGCTGGACGACGACGCGAAGGACGAGCCCGAGCCCGACGCCGCGCCGACTGCGCACTGACCCTCCTGCACTCCACCCCGAAACCGGCCTCGCGCCGGTTTTTCTTCGACTGTGCATTGTTAACGCAAAAAGCTAGACCACAGTGCGCACGAGTTAACTTTTGGAGTTACTATCTCTTTGTCGCAAACATCAACCCGCACAGAGAGAACGCACCATGAACACCACGACCCTCACGACCCAGAACTACGCGAACCAGATCGGCTACTCCGATGTGTCCCCCTTCGAGATCGTGCGCCGCGTCTCGGAGAAGGTCATCGAAATCCGCCCGATGACCGCCGAGCGCGACAAGACGGTCAAGCTCGACTTTCAGGTCGGCGGCTTCATGGCGCACTGCTCCAACCAGGACGACCAGAAGTGGACCATCACCAGCGACCCGGCCGCCGAGGTCCGCCGCATCCGCCTGCACAAGGATGGCTGGTGGCGTGACTCGGGCCGCAACCGCTACCGCCTCGCCGCCGAGCCGCGCCGCTTCTACGACTTCAACTTCTGAACCCCGACCGGCTTCGCAAGGGGCCGGCATCCCAACCACCGACCGGAACCTCACCATGAATCGCAAGCCCGCCAAGACCACCGCCGCCGACTACGTCGAAACGATGATCGCCATGAAAGCTCAGATCGACGGCGCGCGCGCCTGCGGCAAGCTGGATCGCGTCGACCAGTTGTACCTGACCCGCGATGCCTACGCGGAGCAGTTCGAAGCCGAGTTCCCCCGAGAGTTCGCCGCCTACATGGCCGACTGACCATGACCAAGTCACTCGCCCGCATGCTGACCGCGACCTTCCGGCCCGAGCCGGCGCGCAGGACCGACCCGCACCGCAAGCACCGCGAGCAGGCCAAGCGGCTCGCGAAGCTGCACGGCGTCGAGATCGAGCAGCTTCGCCCTGGCTACAACGTGTGGCCGCCGAGGGGGTACCCCTACGCGGACCCGTGCGAGGGCGACCACTACTGCCACGACTGGGAGGAAGTCCTCGGCGCGGTGCGCTGCTACACCGACGTGCTGGAGGGGGTCCCGAGCGAGGCGAGCCGGGTCGACCCCGCGTAGCACGCGACCTGCCTTCCAACCTCCCACGCGCCGGCACTTTGCCGGCGTCTTTGCGTTGTGAGACAAATTAACTAAAAAAGCTAGACTAGAGTGCGCACGAGCTAACTCTTGGAGTTACTATCTCTTTGTCCGCAACATCACTACCACGAAAGCACACCATGACTACCTCCCCGACCTTCACCGTCATCACAACCTTCGCCACGAGCTGCGGCTCGACAGACACGATGAAGAAAGTGTTTGCAAGCGCGAAAGGTGCCGAGCGCTACTGCACCGAAGAGATGAAGTGGGAAAGCACCGTTCGCGTGCAGTGCACCGAGCTGAGCATCGACGTCGAGGGGGATTTCGTGGGGGTCTCCCATACCTTCACGCGCTAGAGGCTTCTGAGAGCGGCGCGCGCGCCGCTCCACTGAACCCTCCCGACCCACTACTCGAAAGCACAACCATGACGACCCAAAAACTCACCCCCCTCGAAGCGCGCGCGATGGAAGCGGCGCGCATCAGCAGCGCAGGCAACGGCCACGACTTCGGTTTCGTCGAGGACATCATCGAGGCGATGAGCGACCTCCGACCGCAGGCTGTCGGCGGCATCGTCACCTCGCTTTCCCGCAAGCGTCTGATCTACGTCAGCGCGCCGCTCACGACCGACACGGGGACGTGGACGCAGTTCACCCTGGCCGAGGTCGAGGCAGCTCGCGAGGCGAAGGACGAGAAGCCCGCCCAGGGCATCACGGTAGACCAGTACGACGTGGCCCGCATCGCCGCCCTGGCATCCGCTGCACACGACCCGCAGACGAACACCGAGACCGACATGCACCTGCAGCTCGCCTACGTCGCGCAGTGGCTGGCCGAGCAGGACGACGAGAACCTGCTCGAAGCCGCCCGGATCGCGACCGGCGCAATCGAGCACATCCGCAGCGTCTACGAGCGCGAGCACGACGCCGATTTCCCGACCCTCTGACCGACCCCCACGACCAGGAGAACCCACGATGAACAAGACCCGCCGCAAGGCCCTCCACCAGATCATCGAGCGCGTCAACGAACTGCGCCCGCAGCTCGACGAGCTGGCATCGCTCGCCGAGTCCTTCGAGGTGTTGAAGGACGACCTTGCGGCCCTGCGCGACGAGGAACAAGAGGGCTTCGACAACCTGTCCGAGAAGGCCCAGGAGGGCGAGCGCGGTGAGGGCATGGCGGCCGTGATCGAGCACATGACGGCCGCGCTCGACGCCATCGAGAACGTGTCTGACTCCCTCAACGGCCTCGACTTCGATCCCGACAACGTCGTCGAAGAGTTGGACAACGCATGCGGGGACTCCGAGCTGTGAATCGCAACCGACCCTGGGACGGCCAGATGTACTCCGTCACGACGACCTTCCTGAACCTCGACGGCCAGCCCGAGCAGGTCTACCACCGACTGTTCCATGTGAACCAAGCGCTGGCCTACGTGGCTGCCGAGACGACCTGGGCGCGCACGGTGCGCGTGGTCTGCCCCGAGCTGGCAGTCGATGTGAAGGGGCCGGCAGCCTAAGGCCCTTCTCCCCTCCTGCACCCCCACGAACGCGCCGGCTTCACGCCGGCCGTTTGTCGTCTGTGATTTATTGACTTAAAAAGCTAAGCCAAGCCCCCCTGTACTTAGCTTTTGGAGTTAATATCTCTTTGTCCGCAAACACAACTCCCCGAGAAGCACCACCATGAAGACCTCCACGAACAACACCGCCCCGATCACCCTGGTCATCGTCCGCCACATGGATGGCCAGTACGCGATCTGGAACACCTCGCACAAGCCGGTGGTCGCGCAGACCTTCAGCAACCGGCACGCCGCCCGGGTGCTGGCCTCGCGGATGAACGCAGGCCGCGTGATTCTCCACACCCGTTCGCTGTAACTCCTACCCCCTGCACCCACCGAGACCGAATCATGAATATGTCCTACTGCCAGTGGCAAAACACCGCGCTCGCGCTCCAGCAGGTCGCGGCCGACTACGAGGAACGCCTCGCCGGCGAGGCCGAGGAAAAGCTCAGCCGCGACGAGGCCGCTGCCCTGGTCCGCTGCTTCCAGCTCATGCAGGACATGCTGGAAGCAGCGAACTTCGATGAAGACACGCGCGACGCCGGCGAGCAGGCCCTCGCGATGCTTTCCACCGACTGACCTGGACCCCCCATGACCTACGACCAAACCACCGTCCGCATCCTGCTCGACAGCAAGCTCACCGCCGCGCAGAAGCAGGGCCGCATCGAAGCACTGCTCCAGCACGCGCGCCAGCAGGCCGGCGAGGAATGCCCCGAGTGCGAGAGCACCGACGTCGAGTGGAACGGTTGCACCGGCCGCGAAGCGGGCTACCGCTGCACCGCCTGCGATTTCCACTTCGGCCCCGACAACGAATGAGGTTCCTGCGAGCAGCGCGCGCGCTGCTCCACTGGACCCTTACCTGCTCCCAAACCGAGACCACCGACCCATGATTGCCTACCTCGTCAACGGCGACGATTACATCCACTACGCCACCTTGGCCGAAGCCCACGAGGCCGCCCGCTTCATGGGCGACGGCGCGAGCATCGAGCGACTGAAGATCGCCACCGACAAGGCGACCATCCTCCGCATCCTGAACTGCCAGGGCGGCTACGTCACCGCGACCCTCGCGCGCTGGGAGCTGACCGCCTCTGGCGACCTGCTCGCTGTCGCCGTCGAGGCGTGACTCCACGCAACCAAGAAGGACCCCGCACCATGAACATCCCGACCCCCGCCAAGGTCCGCGAGGCCCGCCTCGCCGCCGGCCTGAACCAATCCGAGGCAGCCGCGCTGGTGCACTTCTGCCACCTCACGCGCTGGTCGGAGATCGAACGCGGCGTGAAGCCGATGAGCCTTCCGCGCTGGGAACTGTTCCTCATCAAGACCGGCCAGCATCCGAGCATCGCAGTCCGGGCCATCACGACATGAGGTCGACGCACCACCTCTACCTGCTGCCGCGCGCCGAGCGTGTGGCCGCGCTGCGCAAGATGCGTGCGGCGGTCATGGCGCGCCATGCGCCGGCCGACCTCGCGCTGCTGTACGTGAACTGGGTCGACCACGAGCGCGACCTCGCCACCGTCACCGTCGACGAAATCCGCGACGCCCTTTTCCAACACGTGCGCGCCTGCTGCCGGCGCGCGAAGGTCGCCGCCTCGGACGTCTTCGTGCGCCCGACCGCCGGCCTGCGCCTAGTCCTTTCCCCCACCACCACCAACCCTGCTACGACATGAGCATTCAACTGACAGACCAGCCCGCCATCTACGTGGGCACGTACGAGAAGTACAACGATGGGAACCTCTTCGGCGCGTGGTTCCAGCTCGATCGATTCGAGAACGCGGAAGCCTTCTGGGAGGCGGCGCGCGCGCTGCACCGCGACGAGGCCGACCCGGAACTGATGTTCCAAGACTGGCAGTCCATCCCCGAGGGCATGGTCGGCGAGTCGCACACGAGCGACGACCTCTGGCCCTGGCTCAAGCTCGACGCCGAGACCCGGGAGATCGTCCGCGTGTACCGCAAGCGGGTCAACGCCGAAGGCAGCATCGCCGACGCGCTCGACGCGTTCAGCGGGCAGTACAAAAGCCGCGCCGCCTTCGCCGAGCGGGATTTCGAGGACCAGGGTCTGGTCGTGCCCGAGCACCTGCAGGGCTTCGTCGACTGGGATCGCATGGCACTCTCACTGGAGTCCGGCGGCGTGACCTTCGCTCTCGAGGACGGAAAGCTGTGGGTGTTTGCATGAAGGACGCTGCGAAGCTGCGGACCGCGCTGGCGCACTACACCGGGACCGTTCACTACTATCGGCACCCGTTCAGCCGCTGCACGTACACCGACGGCGTGAAGTTTTTCGCCCAGAACGCCGGCGGCGGCGCGTACTGGCTGCTGGACATTCTCCTGACCCAGCCGGAGGTCCTGCAGGCCCAGCGCGAGCACGGCATGGTGTTCTGCTGGCTCACGGTGACCCCCGACCGTAAGGCGGTGCTCCATGTCGAGCGCGATGGCGGCGAGCCCGAGCTGTACCGGCGCGCGATCGACTGGACCGACTGCCCCGAGGGCAAGTGGCTGTTCTACTTCGTCGACGACATTCTGCTGATCCCCTCGGAGTATTGACCCATGCGGCTGTTCACCATGCATCAGGCAAGGGCGGCCGCGACCGCGATCGCGATCCCGGTCGGCTTCATCTTAGTCGTGGGCGGGCTCATGAGCTGGAACGACACGACGCGCCGTGAGGCACGCGCCCGGATGACACCGGCCGAGCGCGCCGCCGGCGCGGCCGAGCGAGCTGCGCGCCGACAAGCCGAGGCGGCACGGCCCGCCGGGCGTGCAGGCCAGCGCGCGATCCTCGCCCGGCTGCGTGACCCCGACTCGTTCCAGCTCGTCGCCGCGAAGCTCGTGCCGGCCACTGGCACGATCTGCTACGAGTACCGGGCGCGCAATGGCTTCGGGGGGATGAACGTCGGCGCAGCGATCTACCACCCGTCGACCTACCTCCAGATGCGGCAGGACACGCCGGCCGGCTTCGCCGAGGACTGGCGCGCCAAGTGCTCGGACGCCGGTATCCTGCTCGACCTGTGACCGGAGGGCATCCCATGACCGCGATCTGCTACACGACTTCGATCGACACGATGGGCGAGGCGACCGACGCCGAAGCGCGTCGCTTCCTCGACGCGCTGCAGGCCGAACTGGAGCGCTGCTACCCGGACGCCGACGTGGAGGTCAGACGCGACGACCGCGTCAGCTCGACGGTGGTTTGGACCTCCGGGGAGGTCGACGCGGTCGAGGTCAGTCGCGTCGCGCATCGCGTTTGGGACCGGGGTGACTTCGACCTGGACCCTCCCTAGACCCCCGATTGGGCGCGCTCGAAGCGCGTCAGGAGCATTGAAAACGGCCCTCGCGGGGGCCGTTTTTCATGGCTGCGAGCAGCGCTCGCCTAGCACAGATTTCCGGGAATTCAACGACAGGTATGTGCCAGCGTGAAGTCCTTCCAGGTGCTGAGCAGGCGCGGCCACGAGACGGGCAATGGGGGGTGGGGCCTTCCGAATATCTCCGCCTTGGCCTCGTCGCGTTCGCGTGATGCCCGGCTTTCCCCAAACTATCCCCAGAGCCGGCGCGGGATTCGCATAGCGGGGTTTGCGATCCGGTGCAAGTTGTCCCCAACGCATGCACACCCTGTGGAAAACGCAAAACCGGGGCCGCGCAAATTGGGACAAACCCCAGGTGCCCATGAGAAACGGCCCCGCAGGGCCGTTCGTGTCGAGGTCGGGAGGGGAAGGTTTTCAGACCTCGGGATCGATGGGCGGGAGGGGGTCGACGTCTTCGCCGATCTCGATGTAACCGCCCTTCCGGTCGACTCGGAGCAGTCGGGATATGCCGCTCCGGGCCTTCAATTCGACGTCGACGGAGGTCCCGTCTGTCGGCCCCTTCGCGCTCCCCTTCGCGAAAATCAGGATCGATGCGAAGGTGTCGGCGACCAGTTGCCGGGCCTGCAGCCGGGCGGCGTTGTCGTGGTTTGCGACCCCCTCGGCCAGTTCGCGCCAGCGCGCGGACACGTCTTTCAGGTCGGCGCGCTGCGTGGCATGCATCTCGCGCTCGGCATGGTCGTACTCGGCGCGCGTCTGCTTGATCTGCGCGGCGGTGGTGCGCATCCGGTCGACCACGACCTCGGGGGTCTCCTGGTCTTCGGCCTGCGCCGCGAGGTGCAGGTCGAGCAGGGTTTTCTGTTGCTTCTCCAACTTCTCCAGCCGGGCGCGCGCCGTGGCCATCTTCGCGCGCGTCTCGATGCTGCGGTCTTCGCCGTACAGCGACTGGAGGTTGATCAGCTCGCTGCAGTAGGCCATCACGGCGCGCTCGACGGCGAAGGCCGAGGTCGTCGCGTAGCCGGGGCAGTCGGGGACCGGGTTCGTCAGCAGCCGGCGGCCCATGCAGCGCAGGACCACTGCGCGCGGTCGGATGCTGCCGTCCTTGGCGAACATGCGTTGCGTGTTGGCCATCATCGTCGCGTCGCAGTAGCCGCAGCGCGCAATCTGCATGCCGGTCAGCACGTGGGTCATGAGTCCTTTGCTGCGCCGCCTGCCTCGCGACTGGCGCGCGTCCTGCAGCTCGTGCCACTGGCCCTCGGTCAGCGCGGCGGGGTAGTAACCCTCAAGAACGTAGGTCTTCTCCGTCATCGTGTCGTCCGGCATCCGGCGGCGCACCGTGACGTGCTTCTCACCGATCAGCGCGCGGCTGCGGATGGTCTTCTCGATGTGCGGCACCGAGTTCCCGTCGTCGGTCATCGCGAGCCCGCAGCGCGTCAGCTCCTTGGCGATCGCGTCGGGTCCGTGGCCCTGCAGGTAGAGCTTGACCGCTGCGCGGACGGCCAGCACCCGGTCCTCGACCAGGGTCGCGTCGTCGCGGGTGACTTCCAGCCACGCCGGGTCTTGGCCGACCAGGGGGCGTCGCTCCCGCTTGCCCTCGTTGACCCAGCGCTCGCATTCGAGCGTCAGGGTCTCCGTCTTGCGCCGCGATTTCGTGCGCGACTCTTCGTGCGCCCGGCAGGCAACGATGGTCAGCATCATGAGCTTGCCGAGGTCGTCGTTGACCGTCTCCCAGGTGTACTCCTGCCGATCGCTCTGCGTGACGATCTTGACGCCGGCCTGCAGGATTTCGCTGAAAAGGCCCTGGGCGATGAGCGGCTTGGCGCGTGACAGCCGGTCGAGGCTTTCGACCACCAGCACCGACAGCGGCGGGACCCGACCCGTCCGGCAGGCACCGACGAAGACCCCGAGCGCGCCTTTCGTCAGGTGCTCCCCCTTGAACGCCGACAGGGCCTTGTCGGTCATGGTCAGCATGGTGTCGAGACGGAGATTGTTTTCGCGCGCGTACTGTGCGGCGTAAGCGGACTGCCGCGCTAAGCTAGTGCCCTCGCTCTGCGCGAGCGACGAGAACCGGCTGTAGCTGTAGACGAGGCCGGCAGATTGGACGGGGGTCATCGGGAAGGTCGGCGCGGCGCGCGCCGTCAGAGTGGTGGTGCTCTGGATTCTAGATTACGGGCACGATCTCTGGAGATCGTAATCGCAATGGTGCATGGCAAGTCTGTGACTTTTGCCCGCCTTCATCCCGACCGTTTACCGGGCGTCAAGGCCCGATCCAGCAGGCAGCTCCGATGGACAGCAGGTACTCGCAGTGCCTGCGAAGGATCGGCGCGCACCGAGTGACGCGGCCGCCCTCGACGACGAAGCCGGCGACGTAGCGCGCCGCCACGACCCGATACAGCCCGTCCCTCATGTCTTCGCGTCGGGAGGGATCGGCGGCGCGTAGACCCGCAGCCAGCCCTTCGACTCCAGAAAATTCCGGTAGCTGTTCACCGCGACGGCGCGCAGCTCGCGCGCGACCTCCGTCCCCGACGCGTAGACGTTGCCCTCATCGTCGAGCAGCGCGACGCGGCCCGGCTTGCCGTGGATGCTGACGGCGAACCCGTTGTACGCAACCGCACTGACCTCCGCGCCTTCGATTTCGCCGGTGGGTTGGGGGCCGATCAAGGTTCCGCTCACGATGCACCTCCGAGGACGGCGGCGGTACGCGACCGCATCGCCAGCAGGTTTAGGAGCTGCGCCATCGGACGAAGTTCGTCGCGCAGCCGGTAGTGGGACACGATGCCGTAGCCGAACTCGGCGACCGGCATCAAGGCCATGATCGATCGCGTCTCCCAGCCGACCAGCACGATCGCGTCGCGGTCGCAGTGCGCCAGCACGTAGACGTCTGCGCCGGCCCCGCGCACCAGCTCGGCCTGCTTCACGAGCAGATGGATCGGGTTGCGGAAGGTCTTCACGTCGATGGTCATCGCGCGCGCGCCGAAGCAGACCCGGAAGTCGACCCCCTCGTCGCCGTTGACCCGCACCGCGCGGTCGACGTCGAGGCCGAAGGCGGTCGCGAAGCACATTTCGCCGCGCGCTCCGATCCGGTCTTCTTCGTCAGGGTCGGCGAAAAATCGGGGCGTGCTGTTGCCGGCGTGCGCGGCGTTGCGGTCGCGCCCGATCCGGTCGGCTTCGTCCCAGTCCAATCACGCCACCTTCGGCGGGTCGAGCTGCACGTACACGTCGCGTTCGATCTGCATCGCGAGCTGGCCGATCTTGAGTTCGCTCAGGTCGTGCACGCACGAGACCGAGAAACGCAGCTCGACGCTGCCGCCGGCCATGACCGTCCATGCGATCTTGTGCACCCGGCAGTCGGCCAGTTCGATGTTGGACTTCCTGCCGCCGAGCCCTCGGTCGAGCGTCAGCGCGTATCCCTCGCTTTCGCCGTTCCACTTCCCCGAAGGGTCGAGGTCGGGGAACCGAAGGTCGGCCTTCTCGGCGACCTGCGGCACCCCGTTCAGTTGTCCCTGCCGGCACTCGTAGAAGGTCGCCGGCAGGGCGGGATCGAGCATCGCCAGGACGTCGTTGCCGGTCTCGATCTCCAGCCGCAGGTCGATCGCCGGCACGATCGTCTCGCCGTGTTTCTCGGCGCGTGGGTTCACGTGGATCAATCGGGCTTTCGTTCCCTCGGCAAATCTCAGCATGGTCGTTCTCCGGTTCAGCCCGTGATCGTTCCGACGAGCGCTGGCGGCGGGAGCGGGATCGACGCGCGCAGCGGCCGCCACAGGTGCAGGCACATCGGGTGGTTGTTGACCCACTGCGAGCGCGGCGGGTGGAGCTGCATCACGGCGTCGTCGTCATCCCAGAAAAATGCCTTGACGAGGTCCATCTCGTTCCACGTCGGGCAACGGTGCGGCAAGCTGACCGACACGTGCTCCCAGCCGAGCAGGTCCTCGGGCTCGTCGGCCTCGCGCCGAACGCCATCGCTCGCGATGACAGAGAACGGCGCACGCGGCTCGGTCTTCGACGCGAACGGGTTCGGGATGAAGAACGCACCCAGGTTGCCGTTCGACTCGTCGCTCGCCATGCGGCCGGTGCGGATGCGGTACTGCTCGGGGACGTGGAACATGCTCAGCCCTCCGTCCAGTGCTTCCGGTAAATCCCGATGAGCGCGTTCAGCGCGTCGGTCGGCCAGCCGAGCGAGCGCGCCGCGTCGAGTTCCAATCCGGCCTGCTCCTTGTCGGGCGCGCTGCGGATCGCATCGGCGATGCGGTCGAACTCGGCCGCGCTCGGGCTGCCGGCGGCGGCAGCGGGGGGAGCAGGCACAGCCGCTTCGTCACGCTGAACCTCTGCTGGAGGTCCACCGGTGGGCGAAGACTCTGCGGGCTGGCCTGCTCCTTGTTCGGGTTCGGACTTCGCGCGGGCCTTGGCGGCGCGCCGGTCGGCGGCCACCTTCCGCAACGAGGCTGCGACGCCGGCCTGCTGCGTCACCGGCTTGCCCTCGGCATCGCGCGGCAGCTCGAAAAAGTCCGCGACGGTGCCCATCTCGTCGCGCAACGAAGCGTAGACCTTCTTGAGGTCGACCACCTGGGCGGGGTCGATCGCATCGATCTTGCGCTGGATGCGCTGCTCGATCATCGCCCTCGTCACGCCGAAGTTGGCGAACGAGTCGAGCATCTTGGCGATGGCCTCGGGGGTCACGTCCGAGCCCCGCAGCCGCAACGTCGCTTCGACCTGCTCGATCACCATCTGCTTCACGGCGGTCGGGACCATGTCCAGGATGCATTCGCGCAGCCGGCGCGCAGCTTGGTTCGCCTCGTTCTCGTAGATGTCCCGCTCGTCCGTCAGCGGGTACCCGGGCCGATCCTTGAGGTCGCGCCAGTGCCGCACCGGGAACTGGAGCGAAGACCGGTTGCCGTTCTGGAGGTCGAGGCAGAAGGCTTGGATGACCGAGTTCCACACGCCGTGCTCGTCCTTCTGGCGGGAGACCACGCGCCACCCGCTGTCGAGCCGACCCCACTCGCGTTTCGTCTCTTCGGCCGCCCGGATGCTGAGCCCCTTGATCGGCGTCCCGCCGCGCGCGAAAGCGTACTGCGCGACCTCGGCCAGGGCCTGAATCTGGAACGCTTGTCGGATGCGGTCGGCCGCCGCAACCGCGTCGCGCGGGTTCAGCATGGCGAACTGCATCATCGTGATGACCTCGCTCGCTTCGCGCGTGGTGACCTGCTGCATGCCGATCGAGCGCGATGACGAATCCACGCGCTGCAGCTCGAAGGGGTTCGCGACGACGTCGTTCATGGTGTTGGCTACCTCCGGTGTTTCACATGAAACGGCCCACGCGCGAGAGCGGATGCCAGCGCGGGGGATCGAGTTCGCGCACGCCGACGCCGTAGCCGGGCCACGCGCCGGCGCGCTCGCACTCGGCGTAGAGGTCCAGCGCGGCCCGGCAGTCGTCCCACCCGAAGGTGCGCCAGGACTGCGGCAGCGTGTAGAGGGCGGTCGCGTACGGGAACTCATGCTCGACGCACGCGAAGAGGAACGCATGGACCGGCCGGCCCGTCGCCTGCGCCCACCCAACGGTGTAGTAAGCGTCCTGCATGTCGTAGCGGAAGTTCGCGACCGACCGGTTGAACTCGTCCGGCTTCGCGCTCGCGGTGGTCTTCACGTCGACCAGCACGTCGCCGAGATCGGCACCGACGCCGACCGTCGCGGAGGCGTCCGGTCGGCACTTGCAGAAAAGGCCCGTTTTCTCGTCGCGCCAATAGCCGGTGCATTCGCAGCTCGCGCCGTCGAGCAGGTCGCCGAGCGTCCCGTCGTCGGGGCTGTCGCCCATCGGAGTGCCGCGCAACGCGCCGGCCTGCGCGAAAGCGATCTCGGCCTGCAGCGGCGTGATGCACTCGCGCTCCGGATGCGCGGCGGCGAATTCCTTCCACAGCTTCGCGGCGCGGGTCGCGACGACGGGGCCGATGACGTACCGCTTGAGGAACGCATCGGGCTCCAGCAACGCGCAGTGCAACAAGGTCCCCGCGAACATCGCAACAGACGGTTCGGGGCCCGGCGGCCGATCGACGTTTTCGGCTTCGAGCGCGTGCGTGTGGAACGGGGTCTTCGTCAGCAGGCGCACAAGCGTCGAACGCGACAGGCCAGGACTGCTCAGGTACTCGGCGTGCGGCATGCCGTAGACGACCGCGTTGTCGCGCACCCGTTGGGGCAGCGCAGCCATCACAGTGCACCCTGGTCGGCGAGCTGCTGCACCGCGCGGTCGGCGTAAGCCCGCGCCACGATGCGCAGGAGCCGGACGCAGGCCGGGTCGTAGCGGGACATGGCGTGCAGCATGGACACGAGCACCGTGCCGTCGTCGTCGCGCAGGACCTCCGCGAGCGCGCCGATCACGGTGATTTGTTCGCCCTCGTCGCCGACCGGGATGCGCGAAATCATTCGCATCGGGTCACGGCGCAACACCGCGTTCGTGAACTCGTCTTCGAGCAGCGCGTGCGCGCTCTGCGTCTCGCGCGCGTTCATCGCGCCGGCACCCAGTAGGACGCGATCGCGAACAGCGCGATGATCGCCAGCACGAGCAGGATGGACAGCAGCACCGGCGGCCTGCGCTCGGGCGGTCCTTCGAGCCAGTCGAGCGGATCGGGGTCGATCTCGCGCGCTTCGCGCTTCCAGCGATGGGTCAGCGGATCGGTCTTCATCGCGTCACACCTCCAGCAGAGGGACGCGATTTAAATCCCGGCCTGCATGCGTTGGTGAACAAGGCATCGACCCACGAAAGGTCATCTTGCAAATGGTTCGGGTCCGCTGTAACCCACACCTTGTTACCCGCCGCGCCAAGTCGCGCCAAGACGCGCCAAGACGCGCCAGGATGCGCCAAACTGAAACCTTATTACGGGTTTTGAAATGGCCTTCGTAACTCGGTTTTTCTCGAAAAAAAATCGTCGTGCAATGAGCGCTTGCGGTGCGAAGTGGCGCGCAGTGAAATGCGCTCCGCCATGCACAGAGAAACCGCATACGCCCTTCTCGGAACTCGCGACCGCAACCTCGTGTCGAGGCTTTGCGGCCTGTCGCTGAGCTGCGTCGACCACTGGCCGGAATGGCTTCCGCGCCGCAGCTCGGACGCTGTCGTGGCGGCCGCCGTGCGGCTCGAATGGACCGAGGGCGTGCGACGCCGCCCGGCGATCAAGGACCGTCTGCCGCCCCACATCGTCGAGATTCTGGCCGACGTGTCCGACGAGTACGTGCCCGTGGCACCAACCGGGCCGTTCGTGCCGGAAGTCGAGAGCGCGTCGGCCTGACGCAACCTGCCACGATCTCGGTCGTCTCCATGCGTGCGCGCAGCATCAAGCCGGGGTTTTTCGTCAACGAGGACTTGGCCGAGTGCACGCCGTTCGCGCGGCTGTGCTTCATCGGGCTGTGGATGCTGGCCGACCGCGAGGGCCGTCTCGAAGACCGACCGAAGCGCATCAACGGCGAGCTGTTCACGTTCGACGACGTCGATATCGACGCGCTGCTCGCCGAGCTGGTCACGCACGGCTTCATCATCCGGTACCGGGTCGGCCGCGATCGCTACATCCAGGTCCTGAAATTCCGCGAAAACCAGTCGCCGCACTACGCGGAAAAGGCGAGTGTCATCCCCGGTCCGTTGACTGAGCGCGAGCCCGAGATCGTGCCTCGGGCCATGCCTGAGTCGAAGCCGCAGACGAAGCCTGAGGCAGAGCCCGAGGCAGGACCGCAGACAGACCCCCCGATCGAGCCTGAGGCCGAGCCCCAGGCACAAAACCCCCTGACTCCTGACTGCGGACTCCTGACTCCTGACTCCGGACTGCTGACTCCTGACTCCGTATTCCCTCCGGTCCCTACGGGACCTCCGGGAATCGTCGACGATGCTGGCGCATCGCCGCCCGGCAACGGCATCGCCCGATGCCCGACCGACGAACTCGTCGGCCTATGGCACGAGCTGTGCGCGCCTCCGCTTCCGACCGTCGGGGTGCTCAGTCCAACGCGCCGGAAAGCGGTCTCGGCGCGATGGCGGGAGGTCTGCTCGGCCGAGCACTTCGACCGCGCCCACGGCGTCGACTGGTTTCGCTGGCTGTTCGCCGAGCGCATCGCGACGAGCCCGTTCCTCATGGGCCGCGTCAACGGTCGAGGCGAGCCGTTCCGCGCATCGTGGGACTGGGTCATGCGGCCTACGAACTTCGCGAAGGTCGTGGACGGCAACTACGCGAACCGCAACGGCAACGGCAACGGCAACGGGAGCCACCCATGAGCGGGTACGGCAAGGCACGCGACGAGTCGAAGACCGATCCCCGCGAGGTCCAGTCGACGCAACGGCACCCGGAGCTGATGTGCCGCGTGGACGGATGCCCGAACCGCTGGAGCGTGCATCGCGAGGGCTGGAAGCCGATGTGTTCGGCGCATGCGTGGAGCGACCCGCACCTGTGGCCGCAGATCACGGTCGAGCAGGTCCAGATCGTCGAGCAGCATCGGCTGTACGGCGCAGCACGCGAGGCAGCACGCACCAGCCCGAGCGTGCCGGTACCGCGCAGTACGCCGCGACCTGCATCGACGAGCCGCGCCTATCGCGAGCTGCAAGGCTTCGATGACGTCGAGCACGATCGCGAGCCGTGACCACCTCGGGCCGCTTCACCTTCACGATCCGGGGAGACGCAGCCGGCAAGGCGAACAGCCGCGACCTCGTGACGAACCCGAAGACGAAGCGGCCGATGTTCATCAAGTCCGAGAAGGCCCGCAGCTTCGAGCGCATCGCCCGACTCCAGATCCCGTCGAGCGCGAAACGCATGCTGAGCGGCCTCGTGCGGGTGCGCATCCGCATCTGGTACGCGAGCCACCGGCAGGACCTCGACGAGTCGGTCGTGCTCGACGTGATGCAGGCCCGTTACTCGAAGCGCGACAGGAAGGGCAATCGCAAGCTGCTGCAGCGCGGGGTCTACCTGAACGACAAACAGGTCGATGTCAAGCACGTCTACCGCTACCACGACCCGAACGATCCGCGCGTCGAGATCACGGTGTGGCCGCTCGGATTCGAGCAGGCCGAGCTAATGCTCGACCCGTACGTCGCGTACGACACGACCACGGGCGAGGTCGTCTGGTGAACCCGATCGGTCATGGCACCACTGCCGGCGCACGATCCACGAAAGGCGATCCTGTGCAGCGCGTCGGTACGTGCCTGACCGACCGAACCGATGGAGGACGATGATGGTCAGCCGAGCAGCCAAGCAGACGACGGCCCAGGCCGGCATGCAAGCGGTCTACCGCAAGACGGCCGACCTCGTGCCCTACGCCCGCAACGCCCGGGTCCACACGCCCAACCAGATCGCGCAGATCAAGTCGCTCATCGTCGAGTACGGGTGGACGAATCCGGTACTGGCCGATACCGATGGCATCGTGGCAGGTCACGGTCGAGTCATGGCCGCCAACGAGCTGTACGAAGCCGGCGTGTCGATCCGCCTTCCAAGCGGTGACCTGCTGCCGGCCGGCACGGTGCCGGTCATCGACTGCACCGGTTGGTCGCAGACGCAGCGGCGCGCGTACATCATCGCGGACAACAAGTCGGCCCTGAACGCGAGCTGGGACAACGAGCTGCTGCAGCTCGAATTGGCCGAGCTGAACGCGCTTGCCTTCGACATGAACCTGATCGGCTTCACCGAGGACGAGCTGATCGAAATGGTCGAGGGCGAGGCCGACGAAGCCTCGTTGCGGCACTACGCCGAGACGGTGAACACGCCGGTCTACAGCCCTAAGGGAGACAAGCCGACGACGAGCGCGCTGGTCGACTCCACGAAGCGGCAGGAGCTGACCGACGCGATTCGCGCATCGTCCGAAATCACCGAAGACGAACGTGCGTTCCTGCTGCTGGCAGCGGCGCGTCACAACGTCTTCGATTACCACCAGATCGCGGAGTATTACTGCCACGCGAGCCCGGCCATGCAGTGCCTGATGGAGGACTCGGCCCTGGTCATCATCGACTTCAAGAAGGCCATCACGGCCGGCTTCGTGCGCATGAGCGAAAGGCTCGGCGAGGTCTTCCAGGACAGCTACCCCGATGCGGACGACGGAGGCTCGGATGACGATGCGCAGTGACTTCGCCGCGCTGATCCTCACGCATGGCCGACCCGACCGCGTGCTGACGTTCAACACGCTGCGTCGCTGCGGGTACACGGGCCGCATCATCATCGTCGTCGACAACGAGGACAAGACGTACGACCAGTACCGGGCGCGCTTCGCCGAGGTCGTGGTCTTCGACAAGAAGGCGGTCGCGGCACGCATCGACGAAGGCGACAACTTCAACGATCGGCGCGCGATCATCTACGCGCGGAACGCGAGCTTCGACGTCGCGCGTGACCTCGGCCTGCGGTACTTCATCCAGCTCGACGACGACTACACGCGGTTCAACCACAAGCGCAAGCCGGACAACACGTACCACGATGCGCGCATCCTGAATCTCGATGCGGTCTTCACGGTCATGGTCGACTACTTCGAGCAGGCACCTCGGGTGCATGCCCTCGCGATGGCGCAGGGCGGCGACTTCATGGGCGGGCCTGCAGGCACCAACTGGCGCAAGCCGAGTCGCAAGTGCATGAACAGCTTCATCTGCGCGGTCGATCGGCCCTTCGAGTTCTCGGGTCGGATCAACGAGGACGTGAACACGTACACGCACCTCGGCTCGCGCGGTGGTCTGTTCCTGACGACCATGTGCGTCGGCCTGCAGCAGCTCATGACCCAGGCCAACCCAGGTGGCATGACGGAGATGTACCTCGCGAGCGGGACCTACGTGAAGTCCTTCTACAGCGTGATGTACCAGCCTTCGTCGGTCACGATCGGCCTCTACCCGACCGAGAACACCCGCCTGCACCATGTCGTCGAGTGGCGCAACACGGTCCCCGCGATCCTCGACGAGAGCTGGAAGAAAGTCCCTGCATGAGCCACCCGTTCTACGGCACGACGGCATGGAAGGCCGCACGATTGGCCTGCCTCAAGCGGCAGGGCTTCGCGTGTGACTTCTGCGGATGCTCGATCGCGGGTCGTGGCGCGGCGCGCGTCGACCACATCAAGCGACGCGACACGCACCCGCAGCTCGCCCTGGCCTCGACGAACCTGCGCGGCCTCTGCCCCGAGTGCGACAACCGCAGGCACGCCGAGAAGGGCGGGCAGGACGTCGCGCTGCGGCGTGCCGACGCGGACGGCATGCCCACCGACCCGCGCCACCACTGGAACGCCCCGGGGCACCAGCTCGGTGCAGGGGGGGAGGACGGCCGGCTTTGTCACGAAGCCTCTAC